AGTGGCCGGACGGCGTGCTGATAACGCGCGCAGTCACTGCACGCGCCGTCGCACTGGAACTTGATCTGGACTGGTTCGCCGAGCGCTTTCTCAGGGCCGCCGCGTGGTCCGAGTACGAGCGGGTCAGGGCCCCCGCGTGGTCCGAGTACGAGCGGGTCACGGCCCCCGCGTGGTCCGAGTACGAGCGGGTCAGGGCCCCCGCGTGGTCCGAGTACGAGCGGGTCAGGGCCCCCGCGTGGTCCGAGTACGAGCGGGTCAGGGCCCCCGCGCTGTCCGAGTACGAGCGGGTCACGGCCCCCGCGCTGTCCGAGTACGAGCGGGTCAGGGCCCCCGCGTGGTCCGAGTACGAGCGGGTCACGGCCCCCGCGCTGGCGGACATCATCGAAAAATACGGATTGAGGACATCGTGACCCCCGGCGCGCCCCGTCCGTTCTGCCGTTGCCCCCTTTCGGTGGACGCGGCGGGGCGCGCCCGTCGGGACAAGCGTTTCAGGCGACCCGGCCCGGCGGCGCTCGCGCTCCAGGCGCACGAAAGGGGAGGCGGCCCGCGCCCGGGCCGGTCCCTCCCCCTGATCGGCATCATGCGCGCGGCGTAGGGAAAACGCAACAACATTTTGAAGGGCACGGGCATGACGGACATGAAGGCGAGCCGGGCAAAGCGGAGCAGGGCGAACCACGGAAAGGCCGCAGAAGCGCCCTTCGTGGAGCAGGGTCGCCCCGCATGGCCCGAGGAACTGCTCGAGGAACTTTGGGGCCAAATCTTCGATGAGCTGGAGCGCCCGGCTGCGGCCGACGCGCAGGAGGGATGATGAGGGAACTCGAACTGCGCCAGCACGCCGTCTGCAACCTGTGCCGCCGAAAGATCGGCGCAAGCGGCCTGCCTCTCTTCTGGCGCGTGACGATCGAGCGGTTCGGCGTGGATCTTCGCGCCATCGAACGTCAGGACGGGCTCGGCGCGTGCCTCAGCAACTCGATGCTCGCGAACATGATGGGCCCGGATGAGGACCTAGCGAAGCAGATGATGGACCCGGTGAAGCTCACGATCTGCGAGACGTGCGCGGCCGAGGACAACCGGCCGCTTATGGTGCTCGCGGACTGCGGGCCGAAGGAAAGGAGCAGGGATGCGACAGTCTAGTCGTGACGAACTTCGGATCGACGTGCGGGACGTGGACCGACTGACTCCGAGGAACGTCGGGCGGGAAATCGTCATGCCGCTTCTTACCGCGGCGGTCGCGCTTCTTCTGCTCGCGTGGGGTGCGGGGTGGTTTGTGCGGCTGCTGGCCGTGTGGGGAATCCAATGAGCGAACCCGAGCGCTGCAGAGTCCAGCTTCTGACCCGGGAATGCCCGAACCCGCCCATCTACCGGTGTACAGCCCTAGTAGGCGATAGGCGCAGAAGGCGGCTAGAAACTCGCCTTGGTTGTAGAAAGTGTGCCTGGGCCTGGGCCTTGGAGGGCGGGATCATCGAGCCCATCGAGGGGTCGGAATCTATGAGCGGAGCGATGGAGGCACGGCACGAAATGAGTTAGCCGATGACGTCCACCGGGTCTTCGGTATCGCAATGGAAAAGGCCGCCCCCGCACCCACGGAGACGGCCCGGTAACGCAACCTGAAGCCCGAGTCTACCGCAGCGCGGGAAGCGACGGCAAGGAGAAATGATGAACGATGAGCAGCAGGTGGACGACGGATACGAGCCACTCGGAGCAACGGAGCGGCCAGAGGCAGGAACGATGCGCACGGACGGTTACGGCACGCAGTCGATCGAGAAGTCGGCCGAACGGGCCGGGACCGCTGTCGCGGCGGCGGCGAAGGCGGAAGTCGAGTCGGCCTACATCATGGCGATCCGGAACCCGCGCAACGAGGAGAACGCGCGGATCGGGATCATGCGGACGTGCCGGAGTCCCAGGTTCGCCGAGAAAGCGATCTACTCCAAGCCGGTCGGGAAGAAGCCGATCGAAGGCCCGTCCATCCGCATGGCCGAGGAGATCCTTCGCCACTGGGGGAATGTGCTGGTCCAGAAGACGGCGCTCTACGAAGACCCTGAGCTGCGGATCTCGAAGGTGACGGTCCGGGATCTGCAATCGAACCTCTCTTACTCTTTCGACATCACGGTCCCGAAGACGGTCGAGCGCCGATCCTCGGTCGGGCGCGACGTGGTGGGCGAGCGACTCAACTCGGAAGGTGGGCGCGTCTACATCGTGCGCGCGACCGAGGACGAGACGCAGAACCGGGAGCACGCTTTGGCCTCGAAAGCGATCCGCAACGGCGGACTTCGGCTGATCCCACAACACATTATTGACGAGGCGATGGATACCGTACGCGAAACCTCCGCCTCCAAGACCGCCCAGAATCCGGAGGGGGAGAAGCGAAAGGTGTTCGACGGGTTCGCCACGCTCGGGATCAAGCCATCTCAAGTGGAGAAATACCTCGGGAAGCCAGTCGAGCAAATCCTACCTAAGGATCTCGTCCACCTGCGGGCGATCTACACGTCGATTCGCGAGGGCGAGGCGAAGTGGTCCGACTTCATCGAGGACGCGGCGACGATCAAGGAGCCTAGGCGGGCGAGCGAGGCGGGGAAGGGCGCGGGAAGCGGGAAGCGGGAAGCGGGAAGCGGGAACGGGGAGCACGAGTCTCCGCAGGCGGTTTCCACGCCTTCTCCGGTTTCCGAGACGACGCCGGGGGATCCGGCTCCGAGTGATTCCTATGAGCCCATCGACGAAGTGAAACGCCGCCGCCTGTTCGCGGTAGCGAAGAAGGCGAACGTGAAGGAGGACTCCATGCGGGATCTCCTCAAGACCTACGGGATCGACTCGACGAAGCAGATCCCCGAGGCTTTCTTCGAGGAGATCATCGGCACGATCCAGGGGGGAGCCGATGCTGTGGAGGCAATGATCGCCGAGCGGCTGGCCTGACCGTGGACCTCGCTCTCAAGTTCGACCCGGCGCTGCTCTCGTTCAGTGAGGAGGGGCACGTCTACACCTATGACGGGAAGCCCCTCGTCTCGGTTACGGAGGCGCTTCGTCGCGCTGGCATGATCGATGCGACGTGGTTCACGCCCGAGTCCCGGGAGCGTGGGCGACTGGTCCATCAGGCCGTCCACTACGTGAACGAGGCGGCGCTTGACTGGGACAGCGTGGACCCGCGGATAGAAGGGTACGTCCGGGCGCACGAGCGGTTCTTGAAGGAGTCAGGCTTAGAGGTGATCGCGGCCGAGCTCCGGGTGGCACATCCCCTCTACTTTTTCGGGGGCACGCTCGATCTGATCGGCTGGCTTAACGGGCGCCTGATGCTGATCGACGACAAGACGGGGCACCCCCAGGCATGGGCCTCACTCCAGACCGCCGGATACGCCCTCTGCATCGATGAGAAGAACATCGACCGGCGCACGCTCTGGCTCCAGGAGGACGGGCGTTACATGCTTTCAAGCGCCTACCGGGACGTGGGCGACTTCAAGGTGTTCCAGGCCGCCGTCGCGTGCGCGGCCTGGCAGCGAAACAACCAGAGGTGAACGAATGGAACCGAACACAGAACTGACACGGCAGGTGGAGACGGTCCCGGCACGGGCGCAGGGGCTCCAGATCGTGGACGAGGCGAGCTGCGTCAGGGGAAGCGAGCTGCTGCTCACGATCAAGGGGCTGCGTGCGAAGATCGAGGAGACATTCGGCCCCATCGTGGCGAAGGCCCACGCGACCTGGAAGGAAGCCCTGGCCCAGCGGAAGAAGCACGACGAGCCGCTGGATGAAGCCGAGCGCACGGTCAAGGGCCAGCTCGCGGCCTATCACGACGCGCAGGAGCGGATCAGGCGCGCGGAGGAGCAGCGGCTCAGGGACGAAGCGGCGCTACAGGAAGCGGCCGAAGCTGAGGCCGCAGGCGAAACGGAGCGCGCCGCAGAAATTCTCGAGACCGGGCCGACCGTGGCCGTGGTGGTCCCATCGAGCACGCCCCAGGTGGCGGGCATCTCCTACCGCGAGATGTGGGGCGCGGAGGTCGTAGACATGAAGGCCCTCTGCGAGCACGTTGTCAGGACCGGCCAGACGAACCTCGTGGAGCCGAACATGGTGGCGCTAAATGGGCTCGCGCGGTCGCTAAAGGACACGATGAGGATTCCGGGAGTCCGGGCGGTGAAGCAGCGCAGCGTTGCGGCGGGGAGGCGGTGATGGACATCACGATCGACTGCTGGAAGAATGGAACGCCTAATGAGGTTCTATGCTACGCAGTAGCCGTGACCACGTGCGCGGGAACTTCGCCCGCGACGTAAACCGTCTCACTCCGCTCTGGCGTGGTTGGCGCGATGCCATTCTCGGGGCGGTAGTACTCGCAGCCCTGCTTCTCACGCTTTTTTTGTGGAAAGGGATGATGCCGTGAGTGTGTGTTCTATCTGCGGCAAACCCGAGGAGGACCACCACCCGTTTCAGGCCACGCGTCCGGCCGTATGCCAGTGCGATCCTAAGACTGGTACATGGGAGGGCTCTCCGGGACCTATCTGTGAAAAGTACAAGGGTGACGAGATCACTTACTGTGTTGATTGTGTCCACGATCGCTTGTGCCACAAAGGGGAAACATAGACCTGGAACACCGATCGGCGGCGGCGTGGTGTCGCCGGGTTGGAAAGGCGGGAACCGCAGCGATTATAAAGAGAAGGCACACCGACTTGGGACGGCCTCCAAGCTCGTCTGGTTGATCGCCACGGGTACTTTTGCAATGCCCGCGCTAAGACAGAGGGGAGCCGGGTGGGGAATCCGGCCCGCCGATCGGTGTTTTAGAGGAGGTCCAATGGCTGGTTCCAAAGTCTTCACCTGGATGGCGATCGAGCGCGACGAAAACGCGTTTGAGGTTCACCTTGAGGGGATGCTCTCTCCCGGTTGCGGCTGCGAAAAGCTGCACCGAAGTTTGCGCCGCGGGCACGGCCACGAGCGCCTAGACCCCTGCACGCCGTCGGAGATAGACGATATCGAAGCGCGCGACGCGAACGGAAAGCTTGTCTCGCTGACGCCCGAGGAAGACCTGCGAGCCTACGAGATATTGATAGACCCGGGGGAGGAGCGCCATGAGTGAAGAGACCAAAAGCAAACCCATTCTTCCACTAAAGGGCCAGCACCCGGAGTACGGAGCCGCCTGAACGAGCGCGGCGCCCGAAGGGGAAGAGAGCATCGACGTGGGACCGAGGGAGCCCGTGTCGATGTTACAGGGCACCCCAGCGGGCGCCGCCAGGCGGAGCGAGGGAAAGAAAGAGAGGGGGGATGGGAAGGAACTGGCGCGCGAAGGTATCCGCGAAACTACGATTTCATGTTCTCGCTCGGGACAGATTCACATGCCGGTATTGTGGAGCCGAACCGACCTGGAATCTGATGGCCGATCACGTCATGCCATTCAAGCTTGGTGGTAAGACGGACCTAGGGAATCTCGTCACCGCGTGTTCCGACTGTAACCTTCGAAAGGGCTCGCGTCTGCTGCCTGCTGGGACAGGGCCTCATCCTATTCGCACGACCTTTCGCTCAGATCACCAACAGATCCTGGCCGAAGAATTACTAAAAGTCGTAGAGCCTCGGAGGCTCGGTGTTGACATGGGCCGCACGTCCTGAACGGGGGAGAGGGTGCCACGGCCAAAATATCCGTCTGACCATCGTCGGTACTTCCGGATCACAGAGGACCTAGCCGAGAAGGTGGAGGATCCCCGCGAACTGGGCATCCTCGTCAAGCTCTTCTCGGAGATGAACGCGCGGAAGTCCTACCTCCGAGGCGACCAGATCGTGCTCCATCCAGCGGCCCGGCTCAAGCTGACCAGTCGCCTGTCAACCCGCCATGCAGACGCTGACCTCTCGGTAAGCATGCGCCACGTAGACCACTCTATATATAAGGATGCAACAGGCCGTGTATGGACCGTCCACGTCCTAAATCTATCGCAATTTCAAGGGGTGACTCCGACGCCACTCCGGGAGCACTCCGCGGAAAACTCCGCCCCAAACTCCGACGAAACTCCGTCTACTAAACCTACCCCTAAACCTACCCCTAAAAAAGAACCCCCCCTACCCCCCCGTGGGGGGGGAGAGAGCGTTGAAGCCCTGCGAGCCCTCTGGAACGAGTTCGCCGAACGCGAAGGCTGGCACCTGTGGCAGACGACCGACGCTACCCGGAAGGCCCAGGCGAAACGCCGGCTCAAGGTCGCCACGCTCAACGAACAGCGCGCATGGCTTGAGGGCACGCGCGGGCACCCGCACCTGCGGGGCGAAAACGATCGGGGATGGAAGGCAGACCCAGAATGGTTCCTCACGGCGAAGGCGTTGCGTAAATTCCGAGATGGAGCGTGGAGGACGAATGGAATCGGACAACCCAGTACCGCAGGAGAACCTCGAAGCGCAGGCGCGGTTGCTTCGGAAACGTCAGGACCTCGGCCTCGGTCCGGAAGCCTCATCGACCGGACTCGTGAGAGCGTCCGACGTGAACGTGGACTCGATCCCCGAGACCCACCTCGCGATTTGTAGCAAGTGCGGTGTGCCGGTGGGGGATGGCCTCGAGGTGTTCGGTGCCTTCGTGTTCCCCTCGGTCTGCGAAAAGTGCGATCAGGGGAGCAGCGAAGCCTTGGCGAGGAACGAGGAACGCGAACGCCGCACCGCCATCCGTAACGCACAGGAGTTCTCGCTCATCACACCTCTCTTCCGGACGAAGACCTGGGACAACTTCCGGATCGACGGGCAGAACACGGTTGCTTGGCGTGCGGCGACGGATGCGACATTCGTGAACGGGCGAGGTCTGCTCATTCTCGGGCAGCCGGGGACGGGCAAAAGCCACCTCGCCGCCGCGATCGGCAACGCCATGATCGCCGAAGGGCGCTGGCCCGTGACCTACCTCGATGCGCCTGGCCTCATGCTCCGCGTGAAGTCGCGGATAGGCAAGGACAATCCGGACCCGGTGACAGTGCTGAACGTGGCGCGCCGGGCGAAGTTTCTGATCCTCGACGATCTCGGAGTCGGGAAACAGAGCGAGTGGACGCAGGAGACGCTGTACGAGCTGATCAATCACCGGCGTGAGTTCATACTGCCGACGATCGTGACCACGGAGTTTCCGCTCACCGAACTGACGCGCCGTGTCAGCGAGCGATGCGTCTCGCGGCTCCAGGAAATATGCGAAGTGGTGGAAATGCTCGGCGAAGATCGGCGCCTCACGAGATAGTCGGAGGAAACTGTGCGGGAGAACCAGTGCCAATCGGCTACCACATTCCCGAGGACGAACGCCGGCGCATCCGTGAGGCCGTCGCGGCGGGTTATTCGGCGGCCGAAGTCGCAACAGCGCACGGTGTATCGAGCAAGACGGTCCGACGCATCGCGAAGGAGCCGGGTCCGCGTCTGCGGAAGAACTGCAAAAAGGCGCGCTGCAAATGTGGGCGCACCGGGTATCAGCGCCTTAGCTCAACATCGCCCTTTCGATGCAAAGTATGTCACGGTGAGAGCTACAAATGGGCGTTGAGCCCGGTCCAGCTTCAAGCCTTGGGTCTTCGTCTGGAACGCGAGAGCCCGCGGTGTCCCGCGACGGTGATGGGTCCGCACGGTCGCGAGGTGTGTCCGCTATGTGGCGGGAGGGAATATGTCGTGCCGCAGCAGGGAAGGAGAAGGGTATGCGGGTGATGGGCATCGATCCAGGTCTTCGGAACTTAGGTTGGTCCGTGTTAGACGGCGAGAAGTTAGTCGCTAGCGGAACGATCCGAAGTAAGCCCACTGACGGCGAGCACAACATGCGCGTTTGGATTGTGTTCGCGCAACTTCTCGCAATTGTCCACGAGTATGATCCGGCGGAAACCGCATGTGAAGATTTCGAATGTGGTGAGACCGAGGATGTACGTTACGCTGACAAAGGGACCAATCGGATCATCGGCGCGGTCACGACGCTCACGCAGGAGAGGCCCGTGAGGTTCTACCTGCCTCAGGTATGGCAACGATCGATCCTCGGCAGAAGCATGGGAGACGGCAAGGCAGGAACAAGGCGAATCGTGAATCTCATACTTCAGGGCGCGCGGTCGCTCAAGACGAACCACGAGGTGGACGCTACGGGGGTGGCGCTGCACCATCAGGCGGTGAGGAGGATGGAGAGAAGGCAGGTCCCCCATGAGACCGCTCGTCGCGAACGGAAAGCCGGGTAGGCTGCGAGATCGTGACGTGAGCCGGGCCGTAGGGCTCTGGAATTGGGTATGTCAATAAATACCGAGATAATCAACAAAAGTGAGATATGAATCGTGCGAGAGGGTATCCCAGGCGAACGCTAAGCCTTCAGGACAGCCCATGCGCGCATGCGCGCGCGTAGCAAAGGGCGTGCCAACGCCAAAGAGGAAAGGGTCGATGAGCCAACCCGCTGGACTATTCCGGAGTGATCTCGCCTTCTCGACCGGCAACGGCGAATGGGAGACGCCCCAGGACTTCTTCGACAAGCTCAACGCGGAGTTCCATTTCGATCTCGACGTGTGCGCGACGCCGCAGAATGCCAAGTGCGCCACGTACTTCACCCGAGAGCAGGATGGGCTGAGGATGCCCTGGGCGCCCCATCGGGCTTTCTGCAACCCGCCATACGGGGACCCGGAGCAGCCATGCAAGCGCATCTGCACGAAGAAGCGCTGCGTGAAGCGAGGGCACCACACCTCGGTCTACATCCCGGGCATCATCGACTGGATGGCCAAATCCCGGCGTGAGGCTCAACAGGGCGCGCTGGTTGTCTGCCTCGTGCCGTCTCGGACTGACACGCGATGGTGGCACAGGGAAATCATGGGTCATGCGGAGATCCGATTCGTCGAGGGGCGGCTGCGCTTCGGAGGGGCCGGCCACAACAACCCTGCGCCCTTCCCGAGCGCGGTCGTGATCTATAGGCCGCCTGCGGGAGGGACGCAGCCCGCGTGCCGTCTCTAGGAGGGCCAATGACCGACTCATGGGAGAGTAGGGCGAGGGAATTACTACAAGCGGCGGTGCACAGACTAGATCGTTACGAAGGCGAAGCTGATGTGGAATGCAATGAGGATATCCGCGCCTTCCTCAAAGAACCGTGCGTGGATATCCCGCAGGACGTGGCGCGGGATGCGGTAGAGGCATGCCAATCATTAGTTTCCGAAACCAGTTACATAGGACCCCTCGGAGAGTTTAGAACTCTATACAATAGCCACCGAGCAATGCGACTCGCTCGTTCCGTTGTCTCGCGCCTGAAGGAGATCCACTTCTGCCCCCATGTCGGATGTGCCACTCTCGGTCCACATGAACATGTTTCTGGTACGGCAAAGGGGGAGCGCCATGAGTGAGGCGGCGATACAGGCAGCGGAATGCGTCTGCGTGAACTGTAACAAGCGCCGCGCTGACGTCTGTGATCATTTCATGGATGAGATGTTCATCGACGCCGCCTTCGCCGACCGCACCGAGACGGCACTGAAGTTGAGGGATGTGCTCCACGAGATACGCATCTTCGTGATGAGCGGGATAAGAAACGGGCAGAGTTAGTTAAACTGCTCCGCGCCTTCGCGAAGGAGTCAAGCAAATGAAACCTAGAGAAGTAGAGGTAAAAATTAAACTAATGACAAATAGCCCGTTGAGTGATCTTCGCGATCCTGAGTGCTGGCAAATAGCGTTGGAGTGCTGGCAAATACCGTGGGGTAGTAACGTGCAGCATTGCAAAATACTCCAGGTCCAGGCCAATGTGATTCGGCCTGAGAAGAAGGGTCGGAAGAATGTTTGACCGGATGCTCGATCCGTTCGATTACGTTGGGTGGCTATGGGTGATGAATATGCCATCGCCGTTTCGGAACCCCATCTATGCGGAGCGCAGGCATAGCTGGCTGGAAGCCCTGGGGATTTACCTGTGGGAGATGTACGGATGAGCGGACTCACGAGCATACAATGGGCGGACGCAACGTGGAATCCAACGCGCGGCTGCTCCCGCATCTCGCGCGGGTGCCAATTGTGTTACGCCGAGCGGATCGCGGCGCGGTTCGGAACCCGTGGTACGGAGGACGTGGGCTTCGACATCCCAGCATCGAAGCCCACGGGCCCGGCGTTCGAGGGTTTCGCAGAGATGCGCAACGGTCAGCCCCACTGGACCGGCCGCGTGGAGCTGGTGGAGTCGGCGCTGGACTGGCCGCTCCGGTGGCGTGGGTCGAAGCAGGCGCGCGCGGAGGGCAGGCCATCGCGGATCTTCGTGAACTCGACGAGCGACCTCTTTCACGAGAAGCTTTCGGACGGAGACATCGATCGCGTGTTCGCGGTGATGGCGCTCGCGCCGCAGCACTGCTTCCAGGTATTGACTAAGAGGCCGGAACGGATGTTGCACTATCTAAATCGGCAGGAGCTGCGAGATTGCATCGATGACGCGGCGGGTGATTTCGATGCCTGCCATGCGAACCTCGATGGCCGCTGGCCCCTCCCGAACGTCTGGCTTGGCGTGTCCGTAGAGGACCAAGAGACGGCGGCCAAGCGAATCCCTTTACTCCTCCAGACTCCGGCGGCAGTGAGGTTCGTTTCTTGCGAGCCCATGCTGGGGCCGGTAGATTTCAAGTACCGTCTCCTCCCTCAATCGCTCCGCGGACTGTGGGCTGACCCGCCGCTGGATCTTCCGGAACATCACAGTCTTGATTGGGTGATCATCGGCGGCGAATCAGGACCCCGCGCAAGGCCGCTTGATCTTGCGTGGGCGCGGGCGGTTGTCGAGCAGTGCCGGAAGGCGAGAGTTGCGGTCTTTTTCAAGCAGGGAGGGTTGTCGAATAGGTGTGTTCACGATAGCAAGGGTGGGCACCTCGACTGTTTCCCATCAGATCTGCACGTAAGAGAGTTTCCCGATGCGTAAATGCAAGACATGTGGAGTGGAGAAACCGATCGAGACGTTCCCAAAGTATCACGCGAAGGGGCTAATTGGGCGTCGTGGTACTTGCCGTGATTGCTGGAATGCGAAGTGGACGCCTATCATCGTTGCCCACGGCCGGCGCTACTACCACGAAAATACACATGGTTATAGGGACAAACAAAAGGCGCGAACTATGTTGCAACACCGCGCAGATAAGGGTGCTCATCGGCGGCGGAACGTTGCCTATTCGGATCGGCACCCACTAAAAGCTGCGGCCAAGCAATCTGTCACCGTAGCTGTGCGATCTGGACGTTTATCACGTCGTGCGTGTCAGGTGTGTGGAATGTCCAAGACGCAAGCGCATCACGATGACTATTCAAAGCCATTCGTTGTTTTGTGGCTGTGCCTTGTTCACCACGGCGAGCGGCATAGGCTCCTCAATCGCCGAACGCCGTCTGAACACTGGCCGTCCGAATGGCCGGACGATTTGCGCGTAAGAGACTTTCCGAAGAAGGCGTGGATCGATTGGAGGCCGAAGTCATGATCCGCAGCGCGATGATCGTGGCCACGGTCGCCGACTCCAGGCGCTGCATCTGGTGTGCGAGCCGGGAGGGGGGGGTGTAGCGCAGCGGGAAGCGCGCCGGGCCTGGGACCCGGGGGTCGCCCGTTCGAACCGGGCCGTCCCGACCATTTCACATGAAAGGATACGTCGATGACAACTCTTCCGACTCCGAAGCCGCTGCGCATCGGCCGCATTGATCGGCGCCGCTGCTGGAGTCAGCTTCTATGGTGGCGCAATCAGGGAAGGCGCAGCATGGATGCGCGGCTCCCTCGCGCTGTCGGCTACAACCCACCGCCAGTAGAGAATGTGAATCGCCCGAAGCCGACTCCTCCGCCGCCACCGGGACGGAGGACTGTCAACTGAAATCCCGAGGGGGGCGGAGATCGAGCAGGGGCAGCTTTCGTTCCTGGGGGAGCAGCTCCAGTGAGGTTTCGATGAAAGTCCCATTGCTATTGAGACTCACAATTAGGATAAATCATTGGAGTGCCAGCCTGCATCGGTGGGCGACCTTGCAAGAGATTGCCATGTCGGCTTCTGCCCACTCAATCTTTTCGGTGAAGGCAGTCAGGGCGAGTGTGAAGATGTTGGACACTACCGCGCCGCTTTCGACTGACGAAATCAATGAGCATGTTGCGAGGGCAATTTACATAGCCTGGTCGCGCAATGCCGATTTGAAGTCTGTGACTTGGGCACTTGCCTGTGCTATCAACGGGGACGTTGAACGGCTTAGGAGGTACGGTTGTTGACAGGCTATCGGGAAGAAGAGCTATGAGCCGCCGAGATCGCTACCGTGATGGCTTCAAGATCATCGTCCCGTTCAAGTTGAACCTCCGCCAGAGGTTCCGGCTCCTGTTCGGCGGTCGTATCCAGTTTCACGCGACTGCGGTGAGTGAGTTCAAGATGGGGAGCCGGAAGCTCGCGGAGGCGAAGGCGCTGGTTGTGGCGCCCACGTGGTGGGCGAAGGTCCGGCATCCGCTGACGGCGTGGCGCGGGGTCACGGTCCATAAGTCGGTGACGCCGGGGCCAACGGAGGCGAGCATGAAGGAAGACCGACCCTTTATTCCACTCGGGCGGACCGGGAGATATAGAGCGCCGCCCAACCCGAGTACTAAGCCGCCCCCTCCACCGGCACCGCCAGCGAAGAAAGCAGCGGGATGAAACGCTACTTCCGCCTCGTCGAAGACGGCAAGATCCGGCTGCTCGTCGCGGACACGCTTGGGGTGCCCGGGCGAGACGACTGGAAAGACCTGCCGATCGAGAGCGGGCGGATCGATCATATCGCCGTGGCGCTCCTCACTGACTTCCTCGGCAAGCCCGCGCCGTCGATGCTGGCGAAAGGCTTTGCTGAGGAGATCATCGCGGGACGGACTAGCGAACGGTGGGAGATCGCGGAGGGCACGATCCGAGCGTGGCTCGCGGGTGTGCGTGAACGCGGGAGGGGGTGATTGATGTGGCCAGGAAGCCGAGGAAACCGAAGAAGCCATATCCGCCGAGGGGGTGAGCATGAAGAAACGCTTTCCAAAAGAGGCTACGCGCGTGAGTGTTACAGCAGCGGAGTTCAACCATCTGACTCCCAGCGATCGAATTTTCCTCGCCATGCGGCGGCGCAGGCTGCGCGCCTACCAGCTCGCAGGGATGGCACGTATCAGGCCAGCCACCTTGAGCCGGGCTCTGCGAGAGGACGAGCCGAGCTTGACGCCAGAGCAACGCGCCCGGGTCGCGCGCGTGCTTCGCGTCCCCGTGACGCTGCTGTTTTCGGAGGCCTCGCAGTGAATCTATTCACCGTGCGCGAGGTGGCCACCCGGCTGTCGGTGTCCGTTCCGACGGTGCGGCGCCTGATCAGAACCGGCGAGCTTCGGGCAGTTAAGGCGAAGGGGACGATGTGAGCGAGCGACTACCGGAAGACTTCGTGAACAAGTATAGACCGAAGGCTGCGGACCTGACCGTCTTCGGAATCAAAGCCGAGACGCTCTCGCACGATGAACTGCTCGCCGCGCTGGCGATGGCATCCGAAGAATGGCACCGATTGCTTGAGGACGAATATGGTATCGAGCCGGGAGTTCCGGAAGGTATGTGGAGCAGGTCACGCGCATGAAGCCCTTCACCAGCGTCGGCCAGACCGCCGCCTATTCTGATAGGTTTCTTGGCGTTGAAGTAAAGAGCGGCGTGCTATTGGATGAGGAATTACTAGAACGAATGCGAAAATACGTCGTGTGTGGACACGAGAAGAACTGCTGGCCGTGGAGTCGTGCTAGAACCAAAGCTGGATACGGTGAACTGTCGAAATGTGGGCATATGCTTTATGCACACAGAACCGCCTATGTTATAAGCAATGGCGTGATTTGTACTGGTCTTAGTATTTGTCATCACTGCGACAATCCACCATGTTGTAATCCATTTCACCTTTTCGCGGCGTTACCAAAAGATAACAGTGCAGACGCCGTTGCTAAGGGGAGGATCATTGCACCTCCGTTGATGTATGGAGAGGCGCACCCGATGTCAAAATTGAAGAGGGTAGACGTTGAACGGATGCGTGAGACCAGACGTACCACCGGAATTAGTTATCGAGCTATTGCAGAACTGAACGGCGTTAATGAATCGACAGCTCGAAGAGCAATCATAGGAGACCGCTGGAAATGAAATTTCTCTCTGTATCACATGCGATTTCCTACTACTGGCGTCTCAAGAACGCCCTCACTTGCGCGCGCGGCCTCCCGCTTGAGCCCCGCGAGTCCGACTCGGGCCGGCAGACAGACCTATTCGAGAAGCGCTTGCTTCGGATGCTTACCGTGGGCGTTCACTTCCGAGGTCTACTGCACCGGGAGATCGTTGTGCTCGGTGCGTTGTACGGCGAGGAGGCGTCCTTCAGCACGGCACGAGAGCGACTCAGAGAAGCGTATAGGGCTCGGTACGTAGGGCACCTGAACTATCCAGGGGCACGGGTTCCGATGCGATACGATTTCGCATTTTTGGATAGGGTGAGGCGTGAGGCGGAGCGGAAGGTGGGGCGATCGCTTGAACGACGCGGCCTACTCGGGGCATAACGAAAGGAGAAGGCGATGATCACAATCCGAATCTGGCAAGAAGGCAATCTTCACCACGGCAGGGCAACTGATGGAACACACACGTTCGAGGTGGTGGCTCCGATGGGGCAGTTCTGGGCGTTGCTTGGCGATTTTCCCGCCAACGGCAATTTCGAGGGCATCGACTTTTCGGGACACCACAACGAGGCCATCGGTCGGGAACTCAAGGAACTGGACGCACAGGGCAAGCTGAAGTAGGGGGAACCATAGGGGGCGACGAGGGCTCTTGGACGAGTGAGGGGGAAACGATGATAGAACGCGACGGGTACGGACCGCAGCCATTTTCACTCGATCCTGTTCCGGGCCAGTGGTTCGCGCGAATAGCGGAGCCAGTTCCTGGTTCAGGATGGATGCAGGTTGCTTACACAACCGGGACACTTGGCAATATGATCGGTGGGATGCCCATCTGGATCTCTGACACGAAGGAATGCAGAGCAAGAATGGACAGGCTCGCGGAATGGAGCATGATTTTTAATAAGCTGATGGGGTGGGACTGATGGCCAGGATGGGTCCACCGAACAAGACACTGCTCACGGCGGGCATCCGGGTGCCTGGGACCTGGGTTCCGGAGGACGAACGGACGCCCGTGGAGCGGCGGGTAGATGAGGTGCTGGGGGAGGCGCGGGGGGAAGATGAACTTTGGGAGGACATCCACGAACTGGCGGCAAGACTGGAGCGAGAACACCAGCGCACGGTTCGTTGGCCCAAGTGCATTTGGCACGACCGTTGTGAGGACTAGGGGGGACCGATGGGGGAGGATCTGATCTTGCTCAGCACTGCGGCGCGACGGGTGGGGATCACGCCAGAGTATTTGCTTGTGCTCGGCAAGCGCGGGATCTTTACGCTGGTAGATCGGCGCCGGATCTGGTCGCTCAGGCCGCGGTGGTACGTCACTCGGGCAAGCATCGAAACCTGGGAGCGCCAGAGTGGAGAATGTTCCACGTGAAATGAAAGAGCAAACAAAGCAAAGTGACGGAACACTACAATATTTACAATCTAGCACCGTGTTACCCCTTGCGCGAAGTAAGTGAAACTGGCATGAATTTCCCATCATGGCATGGTGCGCCCGAGGCTCGGAGAAATCCGGGCCTTGTGCTTTTCGGCGAGAGGTGGTGGTGGGACGTGGCAACGCGCAAGAGGGCCAGCGGATCGGGAACCCGGAAGGCCGGCCAGACCTACGTTGATCGGAACGGCATCAGCTACGAGTACCGCCTGCCCAACGCGAAACAATGCAACGGCTGGAATCCGAAGATGCGGCGGCACTGTCTGAGCCAGCCTGGCATGCGGACGGATCACCCCGGCGAAGGTCGCTGCTACGCCCACAAAGGGCGCGAGCCCGGGCACGGGCGCTACTCCGCACGGCTGAAAGGCGCGAAGACGCTCGGGCAGCGCGCCTCCCGCTACGCCGTCCACGAGGCGCTCGGGCCTGGGGCCACCGCGGCGCTCGATGACCCGGAGCTGCTGCGGATCGAGCACGAGGTGGGGCTCGCGCAGTCGATGGTCACGGCCTGGGTAGCCGAGCACAAGAGCGACGCACCGGATAGCACGTTCGCCAAGCAGATGTTCGGCCTGCTCGACAGCCTCGTGCGGCTCAAGCAGGTCGCCCATCAGATGGCCGAGGCGTGGACGGACAGGCGGGCGATCGCGTTTATGGATTACCTGCGGGAAGTGATCCGCGGATCCCTCGATCGCCACTTCCCCGGGAGCGCGTCCATTCCGAAGGTACTGCTAGAGATCGCGGAAGAGGCTGAGCGGTTCAAGGTATGACGACGCACGCCCACGGTCGCGGCCCAGACATCCAGGGTCCAACATGGCTCAAGGGGTTCGGCGCCGACACGCCCGCGCAGATGTTCGCCCGCGGGCTGAGGGAGGACGCGGCCAAGCTCGAACGCATGCACGCGACCCCGATCGAGATCGACCAGCTCGATTACGCGATCAAGTACCACCGAAGCACCGGCCGCGCGCCAATGACCTTCGGGGACAAGGCCTACTGGATCGCGCCCTACCGGGACCGGGCGCGCGTCCAGGTAATTATGAAGCCGGTGCAGAGGGGGGCGACGGAACGGGCGCTCGTCCGAGCGCTATCCAGAGCCGAGGCAGGCTACGCAGTGCTCTACGTGCTGCCCACGCACGAGATCCGTAACACGTTCGTCCCCAACCGCGTGCACCGTCTGTTCGAGATCGCGCCGCACTATGCCGAGCGGGTGAAGGAGTCGCTCGGGTCCAGCAGCTCGACACTGATGATCCACTTCGGCCTCGGGATGGTGAAGTTCGTCGGCTCGAACGTGCCGAACGAGTTCATCGAGTATCCGACAGACTCTCTGATCATCGATGAGCTCCAGCGGTGCAACCAGCGCAACCTTCTGCGCGCCCCGGAGCGGCTGGCGAACTCGAAACTGGCCGAGCAATTGAAGCTCTCGCGCCCGGAGGTCGAGCATACCGGCATTCACGCCGAGTACCTGCTGACGGATCAGAAGCAGTGGAATGTCCGCGATGAGGCGTGCGGCGAGTGGCAGCCCCTCGAGTGGGAAACGCAGTTCGTCCGGGAGGAGGGGGTGGGTCGATGGCTCCCGCGTGATCCCGAGTGGACGCCGGAGAGCGGGCAGGACATCCGAGCGATGTGCCGGCGCTGCGAGCGTCCCTTCGACCGGCTGAGCTCGGGCGAGTGGGTAGCGGCGCACCCGGATAGGGAGGCGTCGGGCTATCAGCTCTCGGGCCTGTTCACGGCGCCGCGCCTTCCGGGCGAGCGGGCGATGGCCCAACTCTACCGGGATTATCTGGTCGCGCTCTCGAACCCCTACGAGCTCCAGGACTGGAACAACGCGAACCTGGGGCGGGCCTATACGGCCGCGGGCGCGAAGATCACATCAACCCAACTTGAGGCATGCGCAGATAGAAGCCATACGTTCGCCGCGGCAGAGGGGCGGGCGCAGGGCGTGGTCACGATGGGCGCGGACGTCGGGAAACTTTTCCACGTCAGGATCTCCGATGAGCCGATGCCGGGCCTCCGGCGGGCCCTCTGGATCGGAACGGTCGCAAGGCCGGAGGAACTCGATCGGCTGATGCGCCGCTACAAGGTTCGGTGCGCCGTGGTGGACAAGGAGCCGGAGCTGCACATGGCGCGCGATTTTCAGGCCCGGTGGGAAGGGCGCGTGTTCCTCTGCGAGTTCGTGTACGGACACGGGCTCGGGGTGACTACTGAAAAGGCGGTCCAGATCGACCGTACGCAAGCGATGGACATGAGCCACGAGGACGTGCTGCTCAGGCGCAACGTCCTGCCCGCCGACTGGCGAACACTTGACGCAGGCCAGTACGACGCGCAGATGCGTGAGCCGACACGCTCGCTCTCGCGGGACGCCAAGGGGCGACCCCGCTACGTATGGACCGAGGGCTCGGCCCCGGATCATCATCGGCTGGCCGACACCTACGACGTGCTGGCGCGGGCGCTGGTCAAGTCCGGCCACGTCCCCACCGGGATCGGGATGGTGATCTGATGAGGAATCCGATCACGCGGGCGCGCGCCGCCTTCTCGCGGGGCGTGAGCCGGATGGTCCTCTCCCAGCTCGCACGGACGGTGAGCGATAAATCGAACGTCGGGTGGGAGGACCTGGGGGCGTTCTTCTTCGGGAGGGAGCGGACGGACAGCGGCTCGCTCCCGCGAATCGATCGGCCGTACACGCAGAGCACGATCTACAAGCTCGCGATCGACAAGAAGGCGCGGAGTCTGGCCGGTGTTCCGCTCAAGTTCTACTCGGGGCCGGATCCGAAGGCACCGGAGGTCATGCAGGGGCCGGTCCAGGCGCTGCTTGAGTTCCCGAATGAGCGGATGGATCGGTTCGAGTTGATCCAGGCGACCGGCACCTATCTGGAGTTGACCGGCGAATGTCTGTGGGCGCTGGACAAGATCCCGGGACCCGGGCAGCTTCCGCAGGAAATCTGGCCGCTCAACCCGGAGTGGTGTCGGCCCATCTTGGATCGCGATGGGAACCTAGCGGCCTGGGAATACACGCCGGAGCGCGGGAAGAAGGTCACGTACCTGAAGGACGAGATCGTTTTCTTCCGCCACTTCAATCCCTACGACATGCTGCGCGGGCAGGCAACGCTCGCCGGCGGGAATCTCTCGATCGCGGCCGATATTTTCTCAAAGCTCGCGAACGCCGCCTTCTTCGCCAATGACTGCCAGCCCGGCGCGGTCATGACCAAGAAGGGGACTGCGCAGGAGGGCGAGCTGGAAGACGCGAAGACGCGCTGGAACGCGAAGTTTCGCGGGTTGCAGAAGAAGCAGGCCATCGCCTTTCTGTCCGGCGAATGGGACTACAAGACGATCACGCCGACCCACACCGACATGCAGTTCACCGAGCAGCAGAACCGCTCCTGGGAGGAAATCGCGAGCGGCATGGGTCTCCCGCCGAACGAGGCGGGGATCATGCGGTACCTCAATTACGCGACTGCCTACGTGCAGCGCAGGCAGTTCTGGGAGGATTGCATCGTCCCGCTGGGCGAGAACATCGCGCGGCGCGTCAATCACTCGCTTCTCAGGCGCTACGCTCCAGGGCTCCGCTGCGCATTTGACTTCGATGACGTGGCGGCGCTCAAGGAACTCTACTCGGAGAAGCTTGACAACGCGAACAAGGCGAAGGAGCTGGGCTACAACCTGAACCTGATCGATGAGGTCCTTGAGCTCGGGTTCGGGCCGGTCCCGTGGGGTAAGGAGCCGCTGGTTTCGATCGCACTCATGCCGGTCTCGGAGGTGCTGTCGGGGGCGGGAGCGGAGGACAGCGGCGCCGCGGCGCAGACGGCGAGCCAGTCGCTTCGCGGCTCCGTATTTGCGCTCCAGCGTATTGCCGATGAGGTGCTGGAACGGAAGGAGGTTGAGAAGTTAGTGGCGAGGGCTGGACCTGATCCAGCACTCCTAGAATCGGCACGCGCCGGCGCACCCCGCTGGCGTTCGCTTTTCGAGGGCGAGCAGCGCAGGGCCTCCTACTGGAAGACCTACCAGGCGCGGCTTCTCCCGCTGGAGCGCCGGTACGGGCGGCTCCTGCGCGGAGTCTTCGAGGGCTGGAAGCAGGAGGTGCTTGAAAAACTTGTGAAGAGCGGGATCGGCCAGGCGACGGCAGCGCGCAACCCGAACGCTGTCAAGCTGGTAGAACGCGGCCAGTATGACGAGACGATCGAGGCGCTGCTTTTCGATGAACTGGACGGTCGGCATCGCATCCAAGTCGTGTCACGCCCCGTCTTCGGCACGGCGATCCAGTACGGGATCGATCAGGTGCTGGCGGACCTGGAGCTCGATCCGGCCGATCACGTCGTTAGGCCGAAAGCAGACTCGCTCAACGCGCAGGTCGTCAAGGTCGCGGACGTCACGGAGACGGTGCGGCAAGACATAACTGAAGCGCTTAACGAGGGCTTTGACGCCGGAGAGTCCATCACCGATCTGAGTCATCGCGTCGGCGACGTATTCGACGCGAGCTTCGCGCGCACGCGCCTAATCGCCCGGACCGAGGTTGGGATCGCCGCCAGCACCGGCAAGTTCGAGGGGATGCAGCAGCTCGGGATCGAGCGGCACGAATGGCTATCGTCGCGCGACGAGAAGGTCCGCGACGATCACGTGACCGCGGACGGCGAGGTGGTTGCGATTGGAGAGCTGTTCCCGACCGTCAACATCCGCTATCCGCTGGACCCAGAGGGGCCGCCTGAACAAATTTGTGGTTGCCGTTGCGTGGCCCTACCCGTCGCCAAGGAGGACTAAGGAATGCCCACGCTGACATCATCGCGCCAGATGGAATCAATCGCACGCTTTCTCGAAGTCCCCCAGGCCGAGCTCGTTCCGCTCTATCGAATCATCCAGGTTGGGGATGATGAGAAACACTGCCGGATGGCGCTGCCGATCGAGGTGCGCACCGAAGACAAGGCCAGCGGCGTCTTCACCTTCACGGCCTCGACCGGAAAGAAGGTACGTGACGGGAACATCATTGACCAGAACGGATGGGAGCTAAAAAACTTCAATTCGATCGGCACCATCCTCTACGGCCACGACTACTACAGCCTGCCGATCGGAAAACCGGTCGGGAAGAAGGCGCGCGTCGAGAACGGGAATCTAGTCATCACCCTTCAGTTCATGCCCGTGGACCTCTCGCCATTCGCGGACACAGTGAAGCGAATGGTTGAGGGGGACTGGCTCAAGACTGGCAGCGTCGGATGGGGTGTTATCGAGCGCGAACCGCTGACGGAGAAGGTGAAGCCGGCAGATGGGGCACCCTATGATCAACAGGTCGGGTGGCGTTACACAAGATCGGAACTATACGAATACTCGATCGCGCCCGTCCCGGCAGACCCGGGGTCGAAGAAGCAAGGCTCGGAAGTCTACGAGGTGCGAGGTCTTGAGGCATGGAAGTCCGCCGAAGCGAAAGGGCTGATCAGCTTCCCCGAGCGCGTCCTTCTCTCGATGGGCGGCGCGGTGGTGAACGGCCCGCAGGCTCCCGAACCGGCGACGCCCGCCGATCCGCCCGAGGACATGGAGCGCGTGATCCGTCTCTCCGATCTTCACGACGTAGCCGCACGCCTACAGGTCGCGCTCACGAAGCGACTTGATCAGCTCGCGGTGGACTCGCAGAACGAGCGGCTGCTCGCGCAGAGCGATCTGAAGAGTCTGGTCGGCAGGATGGAGGCGGCCGTGGACGACTTCGCGGTCGTCGCCGGCGATGCTCCGGCGACTCCGGCCGCCGATCCCATCTCCCCCACCGCAGAACAGCACGGAACCGAGGCGCCGCATGGTGCGGCTCTTCTTGGGCCGGTACTTGCCCGGCACGCCCTCGCCCGCCTGGAGGGTGCGCTGGAGGGCACGAAGGACGCGCCCGCCACCTGAGCGCGTCCACGACAACCAAAACCACGGCACTGCCGACGCTGGGCCCGGACTCTCTCCGGGCCTTTCTGCTTGCGCGCGGCGTGGCCTAACGACCCCAGAGGAGTCGAACATGGCTGAGATCAACGTGACGGAGACGCCCGAATACAAGGCGCTCGAAGGGAAGATGCAGAAGCTGGAGGCCGACTATCTGAAGCACGTCGGCGAGATCGCTACGAGCGCTGGCCGCATGGCGGACACGCACGACGCGATGAACCAGAAGATCACGGAGCAGAATGCGCTCATCGCCGACTACGCGAAGAGCGTGAAAACCACGGGTGAGGAGCTTGCCAGGCTCGGCATCCGCGTCGTGGGCGTGGATGACCGGGTGAAGCAGCTCTTCGAGCGGAAGACCCCGCTGGGCGGGCGTGACCCGGAGGCGGAGGAGCGCAGTCAGGGTCTCTCGGAGTTCATCGCGGCCGTTCTCAGGGGCGACCGGACGAAGATCGACGAGATCCGAAAGCGCACGCTTACCACGGGCACGACCGGAAGCGGCGCGGAGATCATCCCGCCCGCATACCTGCCGGAGATCATCCACCTGGAGGCCGAGGCCAGCGTCATCCTGCCGTTCGCGCGGCACTTCACAATGACGGGACCGACGCTGACCGTGCCGACCCTCGGGAACGTCGTCAGCGCGTGGGAGGACGAGGACGTAGATCAGACAGAGTTTGATACGACGAACCTGACCGGAAAGGTAACGCTGAACGCGAAGACCCGGCGGATCCTCATTCCGATCTCGAACGAGAATTTGGCTGATGCGAACCCGGATATCGGGAATGCGCTGAAGCCGGTGATCGCCGAGGAGTTCGCGCTGGCGATCGATCAGCAGGCCCTCTTGGGCACGGGTGCGGGTGGGGCCAACCCGTTCACGGGGTGGCTCGTGAAGTCCGGCGTGGTCGAGCATGTGATGACAACCGGGAAGAACACCTATGGGGAGATCGACGCGAAGGAGCTCTCCGACCTGATCGGCGTTCTCCCGTCGAAGCGCCTGGTCGGAGCGCGGTTCATCTGTAGCCGAACCGTGCTGGCAGTTCTGCGCGGGCAGGTTGGGACGGATGGACACTCTGTCTGGTCTCCGCCGGGTGGAACCATGCCGGCGACGATCTGGGGCTATCCCTACTCGATCTCCGACCAGCTCCCACAAACCGGGGACGCTGGATCGCAGGCGAGCAAGGCGTTCGTCGCCTTCGGTAACCCGAACTGGGTTTTCATCGGGGACAGGCAGCAGATGGAGATCCAGGTGTCGAGCGAGTTCCTGTTTGGCCGCAACACGACCTGCCTCAGGGCCGTGCAGCGCGTCGGGTCCGAGATGGGGTCTCCGCCGGCGGTGAGTCGTCTGGTAACGGCCGCGACGTAACATGTCACCAGCACAGGTTGAGCACCACGGCCCGGGCAGGAGCAATCCTGTCCGGGCCTTCCACTCCATGAGAGCCCGAGAGCGGGCGCGAGAGGTGTGAAATGGCAGAGACCTTCATCCATCCCGAATCAAACCCGCTGCTCGCCGCAGTGCTCCCGAATTCCAGGCGCGATTGGCGGCTCAACTTCATGCGCGGGATCGCCCAGGACCACGCGCGGATCAAGCTGGAGAACGCGGGGATCGGTGACTTGACAGACAGCTCCAGCGGCACGGCCGCAGCCGACGCTGCGGCGGTTGCGGTTCAGGCAGCGGTCTTCGACGCTACGTCGGCCGGCGGCGCGCTCAGGACCGACTTCAATACGCAGATCGGGCAGATCGTGAACGACCTGGCGGTCATGTGCGATCACCAGAACAACGTCAGGGCTCGTCTTGGACTCCCGCGGATGATCTGGCCGGAGGGCACGATCACCACGGCCGGTACTATCCCAGCCGTGACGAAGACCGTCACCACGACCAACGGCGCTACCTCGCTTGATTACGTTGAGGGCGTGGCGGTGATGACGAGCGCTCGCAACAACCTGGCGACCGTCTTGGTCGGTCTGAACGAGATCGCTGCGGCCCTCGGCGAGCCGGCGCTGACCGAGGCAACGCTCGGGACGGCCGACCGCTTGACCCACACGCTCGTCGTGCTTCCAAGCGCGGCGGCGTCGGCGACCGGGGCCTCTTCGGTGAGCAAGGCGGCGGCCGATATCTGGTTCACGGCGATGGCCGCCAACATCGCGACGATGGCGCTCCAGTGGAACCTCATGTTCAACCAGGGCGCGCTCGCCGATCTAACCACCGCTATCACCGGCGACACGATCTCGAACACGCTGGCGGCGATGACGCTGCCTGTCTCGTTCGTGACGGCCGGGACGGACTGCGCTCCGAAGGCGGGCTTCGATACGGCCATCGATCTCATCGGGAACAACGTCGCGGACCTCTCTCTCCGGGCGGACCTCCTTCTCGCCCGCTACAACCTTCTCCCCCTGCTGGACTATACCGCCGTGGACGGCACCGCTAACACGGCGCTCGAAGACCACCTTCACAATCTGACGGAGGTCACGGGAACGACCGTGTGCGTTGAGGACGCGACGGGGATCGCGCGTTGCACGGCGATCCGCAACGCCATCGCGTCCCTCGCTGAGAAGGTAAGACTGCTTGCCCCGTACTTCGGGGCCATCCCGCTCACAGACTCCACTGGCGGAACGGCGTCGAGCACGATCGGCATCATCGGGACCGCGACGGCGACCGGGGTTTCGGGAGCCACCGGCGGGAACGAATCGCTCGAAGGGACGGTTGTCGATGCCTTCCTGCTAGCCTGCAAGAACGCCGAGGCGTCGATCTACTCGAAGTTGAACGAGTTCACCGGTACGGAGTCGGGCTCAGGTTTTGTCACGAAGCCCCTGCATGTCGTGGCCGGCCTGGAGACGCACTAGCCGGGCGCTGGAAGGGAGGAGGCGATGGGACAGTACCGCGTGACGCTTGGCGCCGTGATCGTCGAAGGCGGCGCCAAGCATAGGGCCGGAGAGACGGTTGAGATGACGGCGGACCGTGCAAAGGAACACGGGGTTGCGGTGGAGGAGGTTTTGCCTGAGCCGATCAAAGCTGACGACGATTGCCCCACTGGCAACGCTTCTGAGATCGCTGCATTCGACTCCCCGCCACAGGATCGGATGATCCACCGCGAACAGTCAAAACGACGCGGCAAAGGAGGAACGCGATGATCCGTCGAAGTCGTGCCGTTGGTGTAGTCCTAGCGGTGCTCTTGGCATGCACGGTCAGCACGGTATTCGGAGGGCAGCCTGGGAATTGGAAAGACAAAGTTGCGGACGGCGTATCGCTATCGACTTTCCCGACCGCCTTCCCAATGGATTTCGGAATCGCAGAAGTCGGATCGTACAGAATCAACTACACATACGGCGGAACCGGAACAGTCACGGTCCTGTTCCAGGGGTCCGTAGATAACGTAACCTGGGTTACATTGACCACTCCGGTCAATGCCTCTTCTGCGAGCGTTGAAGTTCAGCGAATCGCAATCTCTGCTGATGGCGCAGGAGTTACTACGCCGCTATTAGTATTCCCATATTACAGACTGTACTTCACGGCCGCAGGCGGGTCGCCAGCGCTGACTTCACTCCACATCTTCATCTACCGCAGGGGAGGGACGACCTGATCATGAAATGGCGCGGCGATATGCTCCGCAGAATACTGACTGCTTCCACCGCGCTCGCGCTCCTCTCCGCCTTCATGGCCCGTCCAGCGGGCACCGTGGATCTGTGGCCATTCGGATCCACGAACCTCGCCGTGAAACCAGCGCGGATGCTCTATTGGGGCGCGATCTTCCGGCACAACCCGGATGCCTACGTGTGCGAGGTGCTCCGGACCTCTGAGATCGTCGAGGCGGACGAGGCGCAGATGGCGCGGGCGCGGGCGCTCCCGTGCGGCGCGGCTTACGGCGGGCAGTGGCTCCGTTACACGGTGTTCATGACCTGGCGTTGCCCTGGAAGCGCGCCTGGAACGTGCCCCTACATGAAGAACACCATCTACGGTTTCAACGAAGAGGTACCGGACTCGGCGCTTCTGACTCACGAGCGTGCCGGATCGATTGATTGCGCGGACGCGACAGGTCCGAAGCATCGGGAATGGAAGGCGGGCGATCCGATCGACATCCTAGACGGGCCGGTGTTCTGCGATGGTTACTACGCCCGGAGAGCGATTGGAACTCATCTGTTTCCCGATCCCGGAACTCCCTGGGTGAAGGAGGCGATGAAACGATATGCGACCGCGCGAGTCGCCCAGGGATATTCGTTTGCGCGGATCGATGAAGCTACCCGCGTGGATCAATCTCCAGCGTGGGTCGCAAACGATGTCCATCAGTACCAAGGGCCTGACGGGCATAGGCGATTTAAGAGCGCCGAGGCGGCGGCTCTTCGAGACATGAGGAGCGTCCCCGGCTGGACGGCTACATGCCCCGGGAACGGTACCCCCTGGGACGATGAGGCGATGATCCTCAACCGCGCCGGGGGCTGCGCCACGACGGAGGGGCTACCGGCTGGCGGGGGTATATTCCAGAACTACGAACGTCTTTCACATTCCCAGCTTCGCGCTAAGTACGGGGCTGCATATCAGGTCCAGATGGGCGTGGAGAACAGCCCGGATGAGATTCCGAACAACCGCGGAATGGCGATCCGATATGAGGCGACCGAGCGCAATGTGCGGGGGGTGGCGCAGATCGTGAAGCAGGCACGCGTCTCGAACTCCCCAAACCTCTACTGGCTACTCGATTGTCCGGACATCCTGACGATCTACGGCGCGGATCTGCAAGACGCCGTCGGCTACGGCGGGGACGTGGTGATGTGCATAGACCACTGGGGTAGTTTGCGCGATCCGGCGACCGGACGCCTTCCGCCGTGGTTTCAGGATTCAAAGCATCGTCCGACTTGGAGCACTCCATGATGGCTCACGGAGGTCAGAACATGCTTCGATCCATATCCACCCTGTTGCTCGCCCTTGTTCTCGCTCTTCCGACGACCGCGCTTGGCGCCGAGATCGCTCGTCAGTCCGGCTCCTCCCTCGGGCCGAATGTCATCAATGTGTGCCCGACGTGCGTGTACACATCCTTGCAAAGTGCGGCCGATTCGATTCCTCTTGTGTCCGGCACACCCCCAGATGCTATGTATCAACTTGGTGCGACGCAAACGGAGGAACCGGTTGTATCGACGTGGGGTGTGGGCGCTACGATTGGGTTATCATATAAACCGTTCAATCTATCCTCTGTGCGCGTGTTGATGAAAAAGGTGGGAAACATTTCTGGTAACATAACTGCGAAGTTATGCTATTACGATTCCGGTGAGAATGCCGGTGCATGTTCCCCAACGGAAACTGTTCCGAATGGAGCGCTATATTCTACTGGGGATTCTATCGCAGTGTCATCTACGGACGCCTTTTTTTCTCTCAAGACATTTACATTTTCGAACACTACGATTCCGGCTATAACAAATTACGGGACCATCCGCCCTAACAGGATGATCGCGTTTGTACCGGACGCTGAATACAATGCAAGCTATTCTGCTGGCGTAAATTATGTCTCAATTATGAGCGTGTCAAATTCATCGGATGAATATGGATACTATATTGGTACGACAGTCACGGAGGTAACAGGCGTCGGCGATTACACTACAGGTAATGGCAACGGAGGAGTAATAGCTGTTTACGGCGAAGAGCCTGGGTATTCTGAGTTCAATCGATGGACCATCAATTTATCTCCTGGTATATACGTTACACCATCGTTAGGGGATAGACATAGAATCCCGCCACACGTATCTGTAATTGGTTCCGGTCAATCGGCTACAGTGTTGACTACAAAAACAGATACACATACGTTCTATGATTATATGGGCGACAATGATATAAGCAATCTTACATTAGGTAACGTCATAGATACGAACTTATTTCCGTGGAGAGGTGATTCATACGATTCTGTATTGCGCAATAATACAAGTACGTCGGCACCATTTGTAGATATACCTGCTTTTCAAGAAGGCAACGACTTCCCTAAAATAGGCGATATCTTCTTGCTTTCACAGCCAGGACTTCCAACAACGTTTTATAGAATAACAGCGATGATACCATATTGTAATTCCGGTGACTGCACAACATACCCTGTAGTTAGGATTACGGCAGATAGGAATATCGATGCTGTCTATACTGTCTCGTGGTCCAATAACCCGATTCCATCCCCAGGCGGGAATAATGTAAGGTTCACAGCATTCAAGGAACCGACGCTTGTTTTATACGACGTTACCGCTTCAACTTATCTTAATGCAGAGGGGACGACTTATAGGAAGGAAAGAATAGTAATCGCAAATGCAATCTGGAAATGGTCCTCAAATTGGAATGTCGAGATGAATGCGACCAGCCTCTGTACTCTCATAGTTAATGGTTTGCATATCGTACAGGATGTAGTTGGAAGTACAGGTACTTATGACGCTAGTGGAGCACATCCGGTAGCGCCGTTTTTTGGGAATAGCGGTGGCCTTTTGATGGCATCAAATATAATCCACGATATAACATCAGATAACCCTATCTCACCGGGATGGTTGATTACTGCTAATGGTGGTACATCTATAATATCGAACTATACAGGTAATTTGAATGCAACCGGAAGTCCAAGTACATTCAGACTCTATCAAGAGAACGGCGGTGCTCTAATTATATCCGGCTGCTTTCTTAACACCGTGGCGGGCACGTGGAGCGCGGCAATCACGAAAGCGACCGGAACAGTGAAGATTGATAGGTGCAATGCTCCTGCCCCGACATTTCCAACAAACGGAGAGTGTCTACATCTACAAGACCCATTTGTATGTTGCACCGGAGCAGGAACAGGCACTTGTGCCGGGAGCATTTCACAGTTGACCGCAAGCCCGGCGCATGGTAGCGGCACAGGCGATGGCGGAACGACCGAAGTCATCACAGTCCCCGGCGTGCAGACCGGCCACGTCTGCAACTGCGTTCCGACGGTGGATACGAATGACTCGTGCATCATCAACCAGAAGCAAGTGGCTACCGCGAGCACGTGTACGGTAACGGTGGCAACGGGCGTATGCAACGGGGACACGATCTCTTGCACGGCTACGGCTCCATGATGCTAAACCTAAACGGCGCGAAACACTTGGTAACGTACTTACGTTGAGAAAGGGCCGATAATGGCGGACCGATACGACAGCGTTGAAACTACCTATCTGCTCGGGGCTCTGCCCACTGGCGGGTCGGTCACGATCCAGATATATCGCGTCTCTAATGGCGCGGCAGTCACCGGCACGCTCACGGCGACGGAGGTCGCATCGAGCGGGATTTACCGATGGCTCACGTCCGGTGTCACGTGGCCCGCGAACGACATCTATCTCTATCGATTCACCGATGGAACCAATTACACCGAGTGGTATTCCTACGAGCGTGGGCTCGGATACCCTGAGACGATAAGGACGGCTCTTGATGTGACTATTGGATCACGCGCGGTCGAGTCGGGTGGCTTACTTACAACGGTAGCCGGGTATGTTGACACCGAGATAGCGGCCATCAAGGCAAAGACTGATTTGATCCCGGCAGCACCCGCGAGCGAGACTACGCTTGCAACTGTCGCCACCTATGTTGACACGGAAGTCGCAGCGATCAAAGCCAAGACCGATCTCATTCCTGCTGCCCCAGCAAGTGAGACGACACTTGCCACAGTAGCCACCTATGTGGATACCGAGGTTGCCGCAATCAAGGCCAAGACGGACCTCATCCCAGCATCCCCTGCAAGCGAAACCACCGTAGCGGCTGTGAAAGCCAAAACGGATTTGATACCCGCAGCACCGGCAAGTGAGACCACGCTTGCTACGGTTGCGACCTATGTTGACACGGAAGTGGCGGCTATCAAGGCTAAAACTGATCTCATCCCGGCGAGTCCTGCATCAGAGACAACCGTGGCAGGCGTGAAAGCGAAGACCGATCTGATCCCTGCGGCGCCGGCAAGTGAAACGACTGTCGCCGCGGTAAAAGCCAAGACAGACCTGATCGGGACATCAAGCGTCGCCAGCCAGGCGGACGTGCGCGACCTGAGCAGGCGCTACCGCCAGGAGACGGTCACCTACGCTACCGTCCCGATCACTGGCCGGGGCATCACCCAAGCAATGCTAGACGACGGCAACGTGATCTCCTACACCAAGGTGGACGTGTCTCTCACAGGCAACTTCGGATCGCCTGACTTCACATACTACGTCGCGCTCTACTACGCTGCGAACGGCGGGCTCGATTACGCGGTCGCGGGTACGTCGGCGCCGAGCCCGTAAGAAGGTCTGACCTATGAGCAACGTCGATCCGATCGGCCTCGTCACAGACGGGGCCGTGGTGTCTGGGGGACGCGCAAGCGCACTCGCCCTTGCACTGGAGGGAATGCTTGCGGATCTGGGGGCGACCCCGGTCGAGATCCCTCCCGTGACCGTGGGGCAGTACGCGCTCTGCACGGTCGCGGACGTGCTGGACATGGTCGGGCCCGCGGACACGGCGGAGCAGTTGGTCATCGCCAAAATGATCAATCGCGTCTCTGACTATATCGAACGCCGCACCGCCTGCCGGTGGGCCGCCAGGGCGTACGATGAGACCGGGACCGGCAACGGAACGAGCCGCTACTTCACGCGCAATAGTCCGATCACGAGCGTCGAGGAGGTCTCGATTGACGGGGTAGTGCTTGACCCAACTACCTACGGCTTCAACTCCTTTTCGATCTACCGAAAGCTCGGGTGGCACTTTCCCGAGTTCGACATCGACAACATCCGTGTGAAGTATCACGCCGGCTGGTATCCGGTCCCGGGTAGCGTGGTCGAACTGGCTGCCGAGATGGCCGCCTACCGATTCACCCAGTATCAGCAGCGGCGCGTGGGCGTGACGAGCCAGTCCCACGGGGAGGGCTCGCGCACCTACTTCGCCGGCAACTTCCTGCCCGGGCATGAGGAGCGGCTGGACCTTCTGCGCCGCTCCGGCTATGCGGGGATGGCCTGAGATGGCGGGCGACGGCATCACCATCGAAGACAACGTCGATCGGCTTTTCCACGAGCTGGCGGACGTGGCGCAGCGGTTCGACAAGGGCGTTAAGCGCGCGACGCTTGACTCGATGATCCTGCTTGAGCGGCATGTCGTCATCGATCACCTGACGGGCGGGACCACCTCGACGCGATTGGGGAGTCGGAGCGGCGCGCTCAGGCAGAACTTTCAGGTCACGCCGACGATCACGCGGGACCCGGAAGGCGGATACGTCGGGCGCATCACGGTCGGGCCTCCGGCCGACAAGTACGGCCGCACGCATGAAAAAGGGATGACCATCCGCGCGGCCGGGAAGATGCTGACGATCCCGCTTCCGGCGGCTCGGGCCGGGGGCGACCCACACGGGCCGGCCCGGTTCACGGCCGCCGAGCTCAGGCGTGACCCGGCGAAGGGCGGCTTCACCGGCACGTTCGTCGCCAAGGGCGTGATCTTCGGGAAACTGGGCATGACGGGTGGCGCCCATCCGCGCCAGAAGAAGGGCTTTGAGATCGGTGGGGCCAAGGGATCGATCGTGCCCCTCTTCGTGCTCAAGGATCATGTGACGATCCCGCCCCGGCCCTTCATCTCCTCGACGCTCCGCGAGCAGGCGCAGGCCGTGACCGACATCTACGTCCGCCGCATCGTCGTGGCCTTCGGCGCCTCGGCGGGCGCGTAGGAGAGGGCCGTGGGTCAGACCCGGAACGCAGCCCTTGAGAAGCTTAAGGAGGCCCTAGCGCGCGTTCCGGGGATTAGCGTTTCGGTTAGAACTGCTCGTCAAAAGAAGGAGTTTCTGGCGAGCGAGCTTCCGGCAGCGATCATCATAAGACCAATTGGGACGTTCGCGCCATCCGTGGCCCGTCATTTTGAGCACAAGATTACGCCTACGATCGTGGTGGTGACGCTTGACCATACGCCCGAACAGACTGAAGAACTGATGTTCGCGATGGTGACGGAGATCATGCGCGACGTAACTCTGGGAGGCACCGCGAATACAGTTAAGCCTGTAAGTGCAGACGTGCTAGACTTCGAGCCACAAGATCAAGGTTTCACGATGGTCGTGGAAATAATGCTGGCCAGGTTCGGGCCATTTCCGTGAAGTAGGGACAGACAACTGGATAGCGCGCGGGCATCCGCGCGCTCGGCCTCGGGATTCTCCCGGGGCTTTTTCTTTGGGGGAGATGGCGATGGCCAACGAGAGCAACGAGAAAGTCCTATACGCTAAGCAGGGGATTGCGCATACCGCGACGGACGCGCTTGTCCAGGAATTCCTATACAACGCCTTCAAGGTGACGACCGTCGGCTCTCAGACCAGCCTCACCGACTCCGTGCGCGCGGCCGACGGTGCCGAGTTCTGGACCGGCTACCGCCTCATGTCGCTCTCGGGCACAAACAAGGGTGTATCGCGGACCGTGACGGCTTTCTCGTCCGGCGGAGCCGTGACGATCGCCGCGTTCCCCACCACGGTGGTCGTGAATGACCTCTTCGCCTTCTTCCGAAAAGCATCGCCGAACACCGGGACGGTCAAGTTCGCGCCTGAGGTCAACACGATCGTCCGCAATGTCGCGGGCTCCGGGCTCGACCAGAGCATCCCCGTCCCGATCCTCACCGGTGCCACCGCCGAGTTCACGGCCGGACTCATGGGCGCTGCAACGTACCCGGCGGCCGGCACGCTCATCAACGACATCCCGATGGGCGACCTGCTCGCCTCCGGCACCGGCCAGAAGGTGGTCGGCAAGCCGACCGTTTCCGGCACTGGCACGACGACGACCGTCATCAAGATCCCGACCGCGACGCACGAGTATTTCCCGATCGGCTGCGCGATCCTGGTCGAGAACGCCAACCCGAACGTGGACATCAAGGACGAAGTCCGTTGGGTCGTGGGCAAGGACGACGGCGGCGGGAGCGCGGACACGCTCTATATCAAGCCCGCGCTGACCAACGCGCCCGCCGACGGCTCTCGGATCTGCCCGCTCGTCACCTTCGGGCTCGTGGAGCTCGGGCACCCGCGGATCACGCTCGTGGTGTTCCAGCCCGACGACGCGACCTCTGGCCAGCGGGTCGTCATCTACAACGCCATCACCAACTTCGATCTCGGGCAGGAGGTCTCAAACCTGCTCGACGTGAACTTCAAATTCACGGCCGGCAACATCTTCGCCGGAACGCTGGACGTGAACCACTTCTCACGCTTCATTTCCGATTCGGAGATCGACGAGGAGCCGAGCTGGGGTCCGATCCCGACGCTTCGCGGGCAGATCGCTTTCCGCGTTCAGCCGGCAGGTAGCGGCACGGGCACGACCTACTCGGCCACGCTCCGCGACATCACGAAGTTCCAGGGAGCGTCCGGCAACACGATCGCCTCGAAGAAGTCCATGAACACCACGACGGGCGTGAAATCCACTTCGATCACGAAGCGGCAGGCCACGCTCTCCCTATCCGCGTACCTCGAAGGCGCGTTCCCGGACTTCGGGGATATGCTCAGCGTCTCCGTGAAGGACGTTCAGATTCAGCTCGGTGGCGACAAGTTCGCCGACTCGGGCGGCGCCGCGATCGGATCCATCTTCGTCGGCCGCTGGCCTAACGCCGTCATCTCCTCGTGGAGTCGCGGCGGCCAGGACGGGCTCATCACGGTCGAGCTGCCGATGAACGCCGCGAAGGATTTGGGCCAGTCGTTTGAGGACCCGGACCTCGGAACCGTGACCCACAACTCGCCGCTGATCCAGGACTCCTATCGGCTCGGGGTCATCTAGGAGACGCGCATGCTCGTTCCGCTCTGGGCGCTCCTGGCCCTCGTGTTCCTCGCTGGCATGGGCTTCTGCGCCTTCCTGTTCCTGGTTTTCGGCGTCTCGCGCAAGCGCATCCGGGACGAGGTCGCGAATGATCTGGTGGGACTGCTCGCGCTTGTGAAGCAGCAGGCCCCGCCCGAAGTGGTGAAGGAGTAGCCGTGGCCGACGATCGAGAACTCAGCCTGATCATCCGCGCCAGGGATTTTTTCACCGCGCCGTTCAAGAAGCTCGCCGAAGTGGTGCGTGGGGCGAAGGCGCCGCTGACCGATCTGGGTCGGGAGGCGGACAAGGCGCAGGGTTTCTTAGGAAAGCTGTTTTCCCGTTTCGTTTTCACTCCGACTGATATCGTCGGTGCCTTCCGTCTGATCAAGAACGCGATCGGTGATGTAGTCGGAGCCGCCGCAGAGCAAGAAGCGGCGACCGCCCGCTTGAATGAGGCTCTTCGACAGACCGGGCAGTTCAGTCAAGCCGCATCGCGGGCTCTCCAGGATAACGCCTCCGCACTACAACGCGAGACGGTCTTTTCCGACGAAGCGATCAGCAGCGTCCAGCAGCTATTGATCCAGTTCGGCCACCTCGCCGTGGATCAGGTGCCGCAGGCCACGAAGGCTGTCCTCGGGCTGGCGTCGGCGAAAAAGATCGATCTCGCCTCGGCCGCTACGATCGTCTCGAAGGCGCTCGCCGGCCAGGCGACGGCATTGGAACGTATGGGCATCCAGATCGATGCCACGAAGACCGGGACGGAGCTTTATGCGGAGGTGATGCAGAAGCTGATCCCGCTCTACGGACAGGCGCTCGCCGAGGCCAATACGTTTGCGGGCGGGCTCGCGCGGATTAAGAACCTCTTCGGCGAACAGCTGGAAACAATCGGTTTTGCGATCATCAAGAATAAGGAGTTTGCCAAATCTCTCGATGGAATGGCACAGACTCTATCCGATCCTGCGCTTGCAAATGGACTTGCGGCGATTGCTTCTTCGATAGTCACACTTGCAGGTAAGGGCGCAGGTGAATTGGCGGCCCTCGGGAGGGACTTGGATAGACTTTCTGCTTTTATAGCTCAGGCCGTCATAGACACTCAGCATTTGGATGAAGCCAGCGTAAAAGCAAAAGATGTCACTGTCGAGCAACGCGCGGAAATTGAACGGATCATCGAGGCTCGACGCAGAGAAAGTGCTGGACGTGCCGAAGCAATCGCCGCTGCAAATGCTCAAGTGGAGGCGGAAAAGAAAGTCACGGAGGCACTAAGGGAGCAGGAAGCGGTCCAAAATCAGGTGACCGCCAGTCTTCTCGGGGCTGCGGAGAATGCTGCGAAGACGCTCGGAGTAACGCTCAATGCGGCCAACGCTTCCTTCATCCGCGAGGACGAGATTGGCAAGGCGATCCAGGCGTTCACCGTCTTAGAGGGTTTATTCCAGCTCGGAAAGATCGATGTGGACGCCTACCGAGTCGCGCAGGAGAACCTCGATAAGGTGTTGCGTGGCGAGGTCATCCCGGCCGTGGAGGCCATCGGGAACGCAACCCTGGCGGCTGGCCATGATGGCGCGGCCGCACTGGAGGATCTCAAAGGCACGGTCAGCACGCTCCCCGAGGCCTTCAGGGCTGCGGGCGCAGCCGCTGGGGCTGCGCTCTCCGAGCAGGTACGGATCGCAATCGAGCAATCCCGTGGCATCTTCCGCGACTTCACGGGAGAGATCACCCAATTCGGGAACAGAACCTTCTCCTCGGCGAGCGGACTCCAGACCGGATCCGGCGGTGGAACTATCAGTTCTTCTTCCCTCGGTTTCCGCGGTGTTGATCCCCTTACGGGTGGCGTGCTCAACCCGACACCAGGTGTCAAATATAGCCTGCTACGCGGTGGCCAGGCTTACGCGCCGTCCGATCTCTTCCGCGGGATCGGGTTCAGCACAAACCTGTTGGAAAATGGGGGCACAGCCCCGGTCGGCATCAACGGACCCTATTCGCCGATCCGGGCTAACGGTTATTTCTAGTCCCGGAGACGAGCGATGGCCCTGTCTTTTGTATCGGTCAACTGGGCGAGCGTGTTCGCCAACGGGACGCTCACGGCGACGGGGGCGACGTGGAACAACGTGCCGCGGCTCGCCGACTTCTTCCTCTCGCGGCTTGCCACCACAACGGCGGCCCCGGCCGGCGAGTCGATCATCAAGGTTGATCAGGGGGCGACGGCAGCGACCTACCTGAGTGCAAGCCGGTTGATCCTTCCGGCCGGGCACAACATCGGCGTGGCGCTTACGCTCGAATACAGCCCGGACGATGCCGCGTGGACGCCGGTCACGCTCACGCCATCGGGCACGCCCACATCGGGTGCCTTCTTTTCGGCCACGTTCACGAAGGTTACCGCCGGGTCCGGCAATCGCTACTGGAGGCTCCGCTTCACGAAGATCGATGCGGCTGTGCAGCTAGGCGAGGTCTGGCTCACCGAGAAGATCGTTATCGGCCAAAGCGAAACGACGCCGGGCGAATCCGGCGGGGTGAACCTTCCCTATGATTTCCCGATCCATCCGAACATCGCGGAGCTTAGGACCTTGGAGGGCGTCAGATCGGCCGTCGAGCTAGGACCGGCCATACGCTCGATTCTCTTGGACGGGAGCCTACTCACGGCCAATGGCATCCTGGACTGGGAGGGGCTGGACATCGGAACGCTATACGGGCTAAGGCCATTTTTCATAGATGACCCACGCGGAGCGACCTGGTTTGGAGTGCTCGCGGCGTTGCCGCGGAGCCTAGACTATGACGCGCCCGAGCGGTGGAGTTGGCAACGCCGCGTGACCGAGATCCCCTGATGGTCCTCTCGATTGACGCCACGCAGGACGCGCGTTCACAGGCAGCATTTGTAAGACCTATCATCCTGCTAACGCTCACGGTCCATCAACCATCGTCAACCGTCTATCGGTTCTCAACCGGCTACAGGACCTACGGAGGAAACGAATATCTCGATTACCTGATGGGCGTATCGGGCATCATGCAAACGATGGTCCACATGGGAAGCCCACCCATCCCAGATGCCGTTACGGTTCGACTTCTCAACGGTCCGTATGGATCTGGTACGTTGCTCGATAGCCTGCTCTCGAAGACGATCGAGAATGCCTCGGTAACAATTGAGGAACTGCTCCTAGCCTCAGCCGAGTCCCGATCGGTTCCTACGAGTGCGACGCCCACGACGCGGTTCGTCGGACGGGTGAAGCGAATCTCGAAGATCGAGGATCAGGACTTCGCGATCGAGTGCCTGGATGAGCGGGTAGCGCTGGACGATGCGATCGGCTGGTACACGGTAGCAGAGGCTGACGGGGCGCCGCCTTACGAAGTGAACAAGCGACTTCCGAAAGTGTACGGCGACAACGTGCTAGTCCCGATGATTGCCTGGGACGTGGGTAGTTTGACGACGCTCGCGCAGGACATCACGGAGTCCACGACCGGTGCCGTGAAGTTCACGAACGTCACCGGATTCGCCAGCAGTGGCAGCATCATCCTCGGGGCAGAGAAGGTTTCGTACAGCAGCAAGAGCGACGCCAATCAAACACTGACTCTCTCTGCGCGCGGTGTATCTGGCGGCGGCGCGGCTGTTATACACAAGACCGGAGAGAGCGTAGTCGAACTTCAGACCAACAACTACTGGATCGCAAACGACGGCGCGAACACCAAGGCGGTCACCAAGGTCTTCTTCAAATCGCCAGGTTCCGGGCAGCTCGTAGACATCACGACGCTGGCGACGATCAGTCTGACGGATACCTCGCGCGTCAGCGGGCGCACGGTCGCGAGTGTAAATCTTACCAGCGCCGATATCGAGTTATTGAAGCAACTGGACAACACGATCCAACAGGCCGATTACGGACCCGGGATCGTGGAGATGAATTTCGATGAGAACTTCACCACCATTCTCTGGACTCCGCCGTCCAATGACGCTTGGAGAACTCTCGGATGGGGCACCAATCCGCTGAATTCTCCCATCACGTCATGGGATACCAGCACGGGCTTCTTAAATGAACTGCGGCGCTTTCTAGTTTTCGGAAAGAGTACAACGACGCAGATCACCCGATTCCGCATCGGACTCTCGGCTCAGGTAGAGGGGGGAGTGTCCGCCTTCTCTCCGACCCTGTATGCCGACGTGTTCGGTCCGTCCGGGGAAACGGCCGGCGTTTCTATAAACTGGTCTACCTCCGAGGTGAACGGAGTCGTTACACTGAAAACAGCACAATCTAGCTGGACGACCGTGACAAATCAGCCGCAGACGCTGAATGATCTGGTTAACGCCGGACTAAGCACCGGATCACCCTATCTGCGGCTGCGTGCAAAGACGAACGGCTGGCCGAATACCACTTATGACGGGAGCGTGAAAATAAACGTGGTTCGGGTCTTCGTTGAGTTCGAGACGGCAAGTACCCGCACGGCCGATGCCGCCTCCTACTCCCCGGCCTTCGGTCTTGAGTTCTTCGCCGAGGTAGATGGCTACAAGGTCCCGACTTCCGACACCACCTATAGTGTGAGCGCGGGAACGCTCATCGAGAAGGACTACGACATTGCCCGGCATATCCTCCAGGTGGCGGCCGGGCAATCGTCGGCCACGTTGGCCTCGGACTGGAACACGCAGGGGGCGATCGAGACGACGAACTCACAGCATGGCTTCGATTTGCGGACTCTCGGATCGAAACTGTCGGAGGTGCTCGGGGAGCTCGGGAACGAGAGCCGGGCAAATCTTCCGTTTGAAGCCGGGTTGTGGCGCTTCCTGAGACGGCCGGTTGCAGGATACACGCCAGTCACCGGCCTGATCTTCTCCAAGACAAACGCGCTGGGATCGTTTGATCCGAGCATTAAGGGAATTGACGATCTCTATAATACCTGTGCTGGTTGGTACAACCTGGACCCCGGGATCGATGGCGGGGAGGACTCACAGTTCAAGGGGCGGGTGACGGCGGTTGACGCCGCAGCCGTGACCGCCTATGGGAAACGAGAACTCGCGCCCTATCGGTTCAGGACGATCCTGCTCTCGGCCGTCGCGCAGGCCACGCTCGATGAACTGCTCACAGAGTTGAAGGACCGGCGTTATACGCTCGGCTGGTCGGCACCCTACTACGAGCACTTCACACTCCAGCTCGGGGACGTGGTGCTGGTGCAGCTTCCATTTCTTGCCTCGACCATCGGCGTGCGGATCTTGGAGATC